GCTGTAACCCCAACTCCTCGACCAAAAATTAACGCAGTAAAGCGCGCCGAAATGCAGCAGATGCTGGTTCAGAACATCGTGCAGATGGGGCAGGGCCAGCCTGAAGAAGTCATTCGTCAGGTTCTGGCAGAAAACGAAGAGGCGATTAGGCAGGGGCTGCAGGAGCAGGAAGAGCGTCTTGCGATGATGGCATCAGAAGAGATGCAGAAGGACATCGAAGATCAGCTTATTGAGGAAAACACTGACCAGAAGTTGAAGGAGGCCATTCTTGAGGCCTGCATCTTCGGCTCTGGGGCGATCAAGTCTGGCACCGTCAAGATTGACAGGGTTCAGTCTTACCAGAGGATGGAGGATGAGCTAGGCCGCTCAACCTACGCAATGGTTATGGAAGAGCAAGCTAGGCCAGAAGTTGAGTCGGTCTCTATCTTTGATCTCTATCCGGACCCTTACTGCACTAGCCTTGAAGACTGTTCAGGGATGTTCCGGCGTCACGTACTAACTCGACGTCAGTTCAGGGAGCTTTCTGAGCTGCCTGCGTTTGACTCTGAAATTGTTTTGTCGATTCTTAAAAACAATCGCGGTGGCAATCATGAGGAAGAGGATCACGAAAGAACCCGCCGCCAGATCGCTGGCATCAATGATCATGGTGATTCTAATCGCTATGAGCTGCTGGAGTTTTGGGGGACTATTGACGGGTATGACTTACAAGATGCTGGGGTCGAGCTACCAGAGGGTTCCGATCCAAGCGCTGACTTTGATGCTAACGTCTGGATCTGCAGCGGAAAGGTTATTAAGGCTGCGTTAAACCCCGTTAAGGGATACCGAATCCCGTACAACATTTTTCCTTATGAGCGCACCCCTCACCAGTTTTGGGGAGTTGGGGTTCCCCGCATGATGCGCGATTCGCAACAGACAATGAATGCTGCGACCCGTATCTGGCTGGATAATATGGCCCTCTCCTCGGGGCCAATGGTGGAAGTAAACACCGACCTTCTCGCTGCGGGTGAAGATCCAACCGATCTCCATCCGTGGCGAGTCTTTTTGCGCTCTGGCGGGGACGGCTCAATGCCAGCCGTGAGGTATTACCAGCCGGTAGCAAATGCTAATGGGCTAAACCAGATAATTGAAATCTTCAGACGGTTTGCCGATGAGACGACATCACTGCCGTCATATACCCACGGTGAGCAAACGAAGAGCCTGAACAAGACGGCAACGGGCATTTCAATGTTGATGGGGGCGGCTAACGTAGCTCTTAAAAGTACCATCAAAAACATTGACGATTTCCTTATACGCCCTATGATTGAATCAATGTTCCACTTCAATATGGAGTTCGGAACAAACGAGCGTGCTAAGGGCGATCTCAAGATCGTCGCACGCGGTAGCACCGCACTTGTGCAGAAAGAAGTGCAGAGCCAGCGACTTTTGCAATTCCTCTCGCTGGTTTCAAACCCCATGGACTCTCAACTTGTAGATCGAGGCAAGCTCTTGCGCGATATCGCTCAGAGCATGGATATCGATCCTGAAGAGATCATTAAGTCTCAGGAGCAGCTAATTGCCGAACAGCAAGCAGCGTTACAACAGCAGCAAATGCTCGCCGCAGCAAGCGCGGGTGATCAAGGTCTTGGCCTTGATGGAGGAATGGCCCCTCCTGATGGAGCTGTTGGAATCTAGACTTGATGAGTCTCTAGAAAAGCTAGAGGCCGCTGGGGAAAAAGAATTTAGGTACGAGCAAGGGCGCGTTGCTGAGCTTCGCGTGCTGCTTGGTTTAGAGCAATCCGCCGAGGCGGTAATAGAAGCTGAAAGGAATCCTAGACGTTCCCCAAGCTTCGAGTAACGGACACCCCAAAGAGGAACCGTGAATGAAAGTAGATCCAGCAAAACTTGAAGCGGAAGCACAGGAATTAATTGCTCAGCTAAAAGGTGAATCTCCGGCCCCTCAAGAAGAGGAAACGCCAGAGGAGGTTCAGATAGCGGCAGAGCAGACGGCACCCGAAGAGTCAACGGACACTGCCGTAGAACCTGTGGAGGCTCTCACTGAAGACGATAGCGGCGAAGCGTCTGAAGTGGATTCAGCAGTTAAGAAAGCTGAAGAACGCTACAAGAATGCGCAAAGGAAGATGACTCAGGCTACAACTGAGGCTAAAGAGCTGCGACGTATGTACGAGCAGACAACGGCTGAGTTGACCAACCTGAAGCGTCAGCTTGCGGAAAAAGACGTCGATCTGGAGAAGTTGAAGCAGGTCAGGGAAGAGTACCCAGACTTAGCGGCACCAATTCTAGATATGGTGGAAAAAACGCAAGCACAGGTAGCCGATCAAAATGCTGAGCTTGAACAGCTCCGGCAGATGCGAGAACAACAAGCCATTAATGAGGCTCAAGAAGCTCACATGGCACGCATCAGGGAAGCGCACCCCGACGTGGACGATATTGTCCAGACGGGAGACTGGGCTGACTGGCTGGATGCGCAGGACGTTATGACCAAGAGCTGGATTGAACGCGGCTCTTCAAATGATGTTAACCGCGCAGTGGATTTGTTTAAGAGCGACATGGGATTCGGTCAACCGACGCCGCAAGAGCGGGCACTGGAAAAGGCGAAAGCAGCGGCAGAGCCGAAGCTCCCTAAAACCAGAAAGCCCGATACGAGTGCCGGACAAAAAATCTGGTCTGTGGCTGACATCGATAAAATGTCTCTGAAGGATTTTGAAGCCAACAGAGGCGACATCATGGAAGCGTGGAGGCGAGACAACATCCGGCGTTAATTAACTCTTGTGAGGTAATTTACGATGGCTATTGGTGCTAATGGCTCTGGAGCGGCGTTTACATACGCAGCTAATCAGGGCGGATTCATTCCGGAAATTTTCAGCAAGCTGCTGCAGGCTAAGTTCTACAGCTCCTCCGTACTTCCGGCGATCTCAAATACGGAATATGAGGGGGAAATCTCCGGTCAAGGCGATAAGGTTCACATCCGAACCGTGCCTAATGTGACTGTTGCGGACTACACTGGCTCAATCAGCTACGCTGATCTGACCACCAGTACTCTTGAGCTTCTGATCGACCAAGCGAAATCTTATGCATTTAAGATTGACGATGTCTTGTCTGCTCAAGGCGACATCGACATGCTGGCTGAAGCATCTAAGGATGCCGCTGAGTCAATGCGTATCGCAGTCGAGACCGATGTTCTTGCTAATGTCGTAACTGGCGCAACCACTACGGGTGCCCAGACTACGATTACGTCAAGCAACATCCTTACCAACATCCTTGACATTGCTAAGGAACTGGACGAGTTGAACATCCCTGAAGAGGGTCGCTTCATCGTTCTACCCCCCAGCATGGTTTCTCTGTTAAAGCAGAGCGAACTACGTCAAGCGTACCTGACTGGTGATGCGACTTCGCCTCTCCGCAACGGTCAAGTGGGTCAGGTAGACCGCTTCACGGTTTACCAGAGCAATCTGCTCTACACCCCCGCGGCTGGTACTGATGCTACTTACACCCACGTTCTCGCGGGTCACCCCAAGGCAATCACGTTTGCTTCTCAGTTTACTAACACTGAGACAGTGCGACTTGAGTCCACCTTTGGTGACGGCGTTCGCGGACTGAAGGTTTATGGCCGCAAGGTCGTAACTCCAGACTGCCTCGCTGTAGGTAAGTGGAAGGTCTAAAAACTGACGGGGGAGGGTTTCCTCCCCCTTTTCTTCTTACTGGAGAGAAGTGTGGAAACAGCAAGCACAGCAAAAGATGACCTTTACATCGAAGCGAAAGAAGAGTTTGACGTCACGCTTGATCGTCGGATGACTCTTGATGCGCTGCAGGATCAGGTAGATCGGCTCCGGAAAAACGGCAAGGAGCCTGAAAAAGTTTTGCCGAAACGAATTCCTAAAACCCTGCGCAACATTGTCACTGGTGTCGAGTGGCCGTATAGCGAGGGCTTTGCAAACAATCCAGACCTCGAAGTGATCGAGTGGGAGCCTGCAGATGGCAACGACTAAAGTAGCAACCTTAATAGACACTGCGGGCATTATTCTTCAGGACACGTCTCAAGTTCGGTTTCCTCAGTCTGAGTTAATGACTTTTCTCAACGACGCTCAGAGAGAAATTGTCCTTCATCGCCCAGACGCAAAAACAGTAAACGGCAACATGACGTGCGTGTCTGGAAGCAAGCAATCTATACCGACAACGGGGCTCCGCTTGATTGATGTCGTCCGCAATGACGCTGGTCGAGCAATCACTCAGATTGATCGCAAGATACTTGATGAGACATTGCCTAACTGGCACAACACTTCAGCGGACGGAACCAAGAAGATAGAGCACTTTGTTTACGATGCTGCGGACCCAAAGAATTTCTATGTGTATCCGAATGCTACTTCAAGCATGGATATCGAAATTATCTACAGCACTGCGCCGTCTGACATCTCTTACACGTCTACGGTCACCATTACGCTGGACGATATCTACGCCAATGCAATTCTGGATTACATGTTGTACCGCGCATACCAGAAAGACAGCGAGTACGCAGGTAATGCTGAGCGCTCAATGATGCACTATCAGTCTTTTGCCAATGCTCTCGGAATTAAGACAAGAGCAGACGCGGCAACAGATCCCAGACCAAACAATCCAGACAGAAACGCACAGAGAGCTTAATAGTGCGATTTCTGGAAATAGCAGAGTATGTAAGGCCAGAGGCTCACGGAGCGCCCGACTTTTTAGTGGAGCGTGCTATCCGAGAGTCTGCGATTGACTTCTGCGTTAAGACAGACATTTATCGACTTGAGCCAGAAGATTTTTTGGTTATTCCCAGCATCACCGAATATGAGCTTTCCATTCCTGTTGGGACAGAGCTTAACCACATCGTTGATATTTATAGAAACAAGCAGACCTTGCAGCCGGTCTCCTACACCCGCCTCCTCGAAATAACTGGAGATGGATCCAGCAAGGGCAAGCCTAACTACTATTCTCAAAGAGATAACACTCAGTTTTATTTGGCTTTAACTCCAAACGAAAGAGAGACGTTAAAGGCCTTGTACTCCCTGAAGCCATCCCCTAGCTCGTCAAGCATCCCTGACACGATTGGCGAGGAGTACAAAGAGCCACTTGTTCACGGCGCGATATACCGCTTGCAAATGATGACTAGCCAGCCTTGGTCAAACATGGGCGCAGCTCAGTCTAATAAGGCGCTCTTTGATCAGCGCACGGGTCAGGTTACCCGCGAAGTTAAGTATGGATATAGCGGCGGATCTTTAACTGTTAAATCGAGGGCGTTTATCTGATGGCGTACTCCGACACTTTAGAGTTGGTTCAAGGCGACACGCTACCTCGCGTTGTTGTCACTTTAAAAGATGCTTCAGAAGCTGCAACTGGGCAAACCCTTGACCCAGAAGACTCTGCAACTTGGTCGCCAATTGACCTTAATGGCGCGACTGTGCGACTCCGCATAAGAGAAATCGGCGGCTCTACCGTAAAGTCTACGCTCACTATGACGGTCACTGACGCTGAAAATGGAGTTGCCAGTACGGATTTTCCTACCGGAACTTTAGACACGGCGGGGGTTTTTGAGGCCGAAATAGAAACCACCTTTCAGGGTGGAGAAGTCCAGACGGTAAACGATCTGTTAAAGCTTAAAGTGCGAGAAGCTTTCGGATGATCCGTGCGGGAATACAGCGCGCCTTGCTGCGAGCCATGGCGGCTCAAGGCAAAATTTCTGTATCTGATGTAGCAGTCAGCAATTTAGTTGCGACTAATGTTCACCTAGACTCGGGGTCGTTGCTGACAGGAACGGTTCGTGCATTTACTAACAGCACTGCATTCCAAGAGCTGGTCAACCTTGCGGTAGCCAAAGCTATTGCTGATTCAGCAGGCAGTTCTGATCTCTACGCAGCTCACTTGTTCAAAAACGTCTCCGAAGTCGTGTCCATGGGCACCGTGTCAGACATAGCTAACAAAGACGTTGGCAAAGGTCTTATCGATTCCCCCGCCATTGCAGAGGTGCTTGCTTACGCATTCAATAAGCCTCTTGCTGATGCTGGAGCGCTCTCGGACGTAGCAGCGAAGGCATTTAGCCGTCCTGTAACGGACTCCTTTACCAGCACAGACGCATATGTAAATGCGTTCGGGAAGAATCCCAGCGAAACACCAGTTATCACCGACGCGCAGGTGTTCGTTGTGGGCAAAGCCCTATCAGATACCGCTGGCATGAGTGACGTGTTCGTTAGGGTTATGGCCTACAACCGATCATTCTCTGACTCGGTCACTATTTCTGACGCTCTTTCTACCAGTATCGAAGAAGGCTTGAATCGCAGTCCACAAAACGCTGCAGGCGTCACCGATGTCGCGGCACTGGGCTACAGCAAGCCTGTTTCTGAAAGCCCGTCAGCAACGGATGCTCACTCTTATACCTTCAGCAAGCCCGTTAGCGAAGCCCCCTCAGTATCAGAGCAGGTAGGCAAAGCGTCCAGCTTAGTTAAGTCGGATGGCGCTAACGCTGCTGACAGCCCACTCCTCTTGCTTGAGAAAAACTTTGGTACTGGCCTTGCGACAGGCAACACGGCAGAGGCCAGTGAGACCACCGTATTCTCTCTGTCTTTGGTAAGGGCGGAAACGCCTTCGGTTAGCGACGTGTTTGCCAAGTCATTCTCCAAGGTTATTGCTGATGCTGCCGACATCTCGGATGTGTTTTCGCTTGCGGAAGTGGTTAACCCAAGCAACACAGCCAACGCTTCAGACGCCGCTGTTTTTTCGTTGGGCGCTAACAAGTCAAACACATTTGATGCAGCGGATGCTTACGCCGCCGCATTTTCCAAGACCCTAGAAGACCCCGCCAACTGCTCCGACACGGGGGTTCTTCTGGCCCAGAGTTATACCAGCTCTGGATATTTTGAAGACGACTTTGTCGGAGTTAAACGAACCCTCACCTAAAGGAAAAAGCCATGATCATCGATGGACTCAAAGCAAAGGGAACACTGGACATCATTGTTCGTGGCCCCGATGGAAATATCAAAGACGAGAAGAAGGTTGAAAACCTGATTGTCGATACTGGACTGGACTACATTGCATCTCGCATGAACGGTACAAGCGAGAGCGTAATGAGCCACATGGCAGTAGGCACCGGCTCTACTGCTGCGGCTGCTGCTGATACAACTCTCGGCACTGAGCTTAATCGCCAATCTCTGACCAGCACCACGGTTACAGACAACGCGCTTGCTTATGTTGCTAGTTACGCTGCTGGCACCGCGACGGGAAGCCTTACGGAGGCGGGTATTTTTAATGCCTCTTCAGCAGGAACCATGCTCTGCCGCACGGTCTTTGGCACTGTGACCAAAGCTGCCGACGACAGCATGACCATTACTTGGACTATTACGGTCTCTGCTTCCTAAAGGGAAATAGATGTCTACGATAGTAACAAGAAGTGGAAAGGGTTCACCTCTGACTAACACAGAGGTGGACTCTAATTTCACTAACCTAAACACAGATAAGATTGAGGACGCTCCATCTGACGGGAACCAGTACGCCCGCGAGTCTGGTGCGTGGGCGACGGTGTCTGCTGCGGCGACGGTTGTCACGTCCAGCACTGCGCCGTCTTCTCCTTCTGATGGAGATGTCTGGTATTCAGAGAGCAACGGCGTCACGTATGTTTATTACGCTGACGGCTCATCTTCGCAGTGGGTAGCTACTGGCGCGCCGACTGGTTCGTTAGGTGGATTTGCCAATCTGTCTGAAATGAGCGACGTGACGATAACGTCTGCTCAAGATAAAGATAGGCTTGTTTATGATAGCGGCACGTCCAAGTGGATAAATGAAGCCCCTGTCATTGAGATGTGGCAAAGCAGCGTTTTTTCTTTTAGCTCAACTACCTCAGTAATACTTACCAGCGGCTGGTCTAGGCAAACCGATATTAATGGATCCATTACTCAGTCATCTGGAGTTTTTACCTTTCCGTCTACTGGTGATTGGTTAGTTAGAGCTGATTTTTCTTTTTATGGGCAAAACAGTTCTAACAGAACAGCGGCGAAGCTTGGGGCTAATTTAGAAAAAACAACGAATGGCTCTTCTTATTCTAACGTGACAGGCAATTCTTTTGCGGATAGGGAGCTGAAGACAAGCTCTTCAAATACTGACACTCACGCAAGCACAGGTACGGTCTCTTACGTTTTTTCCGTAGTTAACACGACCAACTACAAAGTTCGCTTGGTTGCGAAGAATGACGGAAATGCCGTCTCTACCGATAAGCTGCAGGCCCAGCTCTACTTTCAAAGACTGGGGGCAACCTGATGGCTACGGTTGTCACAGTATCGGGCAAAGGGTCGCCGCTAACTCATACAGAGTTTGATGCTAACTTCACTAACTTAAATACAGATAAGTTAGATGATGCGGCTTCTAACGGCTCACAGTACATACGGCAAAACGGAGCATGGTCTAACTTCACCGTAGACGCGCTTGTCGAGACATCATCTACAAAGCCTTCAAGCCCAATCGATGGTCATGCTTGGTTCTCTGAAAGCAACGGAGTGACCTACGTGTACGACTCAGCGTCTGGGGACTGGGTTGCCATAGGCGCATCATCGGGGGAATCGGGAGTCAGGGCGCTTAGATCGCTAGGCGACGTGTCAATTTCGTCCCCGTCAGGTAAAGAAGCGCTTTCTTATGATAGCTCCGCCGGATCTTGGAGCAAGACAAATAGAAACACTTCGGTTTCAACAGCAAATCTTTTTTCTCAGACATACACGCTTGGTTCTGGGGTCTGGCTTATTGATGTTCGTATGTCAATTAGTAGCGGCACCTACACAAGCAGCTTTCCTAACTTAGGGCAGGCTAGCATCAAGATTGAAACTTATGCCGACACTGGTTCTTACGCTAATCAGTGGAGAACCGAACAACCCTATTTAAGTGCTGGGAGCTGGTCTGGTGCGAGTCTTTACGTGACCAATGGCTACGCCGGTAACACTGATCCTATCTCAGGCGCGGTGGTCAAGCTCGTAGAAGTGTCGAGCTCCTATCAAATTAGAGCCTCTTCGGTAAAAGAGTATTTATCTTGCGATATTCGCGCTGAACTAACAGCCGTCAAGGTCGGAGACGTTTAATGAATTTTCCAGATAGCCCATCAGGCGGCGACCTTTTTAACGGATTTATCTACAACGCCACACTCGGCGTGTGGGACGTTGCCACGTCTGATGGATACTTTGCAGTTACAAACAGTGCTTCCAGCGCTTATGTCTTCAACGGCTTTGGCACGGACGGCGACAGCAACCCAACGCTTTATTTGCACAGAGGTAAGACTTACGAGTTTGCAGTCAATGCTTCGGGCCATCCGTTTTACATTAAGACAGTCTCGGGCACTGGTACAGGCAACGCTTACTCTGACGGTGTAACCAATAATGGAGCCGCAACTGGAGCAATTAAGTTTGTTGTCCCGCAGGACGCCCCGTCAAAGCTCTACTACAATTGCTCTGCTCACTCGTCGATGGCAGGGGAAATCATCATCCCCCGCGCCGCACAGATCGATGACCTAAGCGACGTAGACACATCTACTGCTGCGCCTACAGACGGGCAGGTACTTACTTGGGATAACTCGGCCAGCAAGTGGGAGCCTGCTACAGCGAGCGGCGGGGGCGGCATTGCGTTGACCGACCTCTCTGTTACGACCAACGCCGCAGGCACAGCAGCTCTTACATATACCAATAGCACAGGTGTCTTTAGTTACACTCCGCCGGACCTTTCTAGTTACCTCACAAGTTATACCGTTACGCAAAGCGACGTAACGACCCATCAGGCCGCGCTATCGATTACTGAGTCGCAGATTAGTGACTTAGGTAGTTACTTGACCAGTGTGGCGCTTGATGACGTTTCAGACGTAACGATTACATCGGCGTCGAATGGTCAGGTTTTAAAATACAACGGCACTGGATGGGTAAACGCCGCTGACGCTGGTGGCATAGCGCTCACTGATCTTTCCGTCACGACAAATTCAGCAGGCACAGCGGCACTTGCATACAGCAACAGCACTGGAGTGTTCGCTTATACGCCGCCTGACTTGTCCAGCTATCTGACCGGCATTACTAACGAGAGCATCGGAGACTTATCCGATGTGAACAGCTCTATTACTGGAGCGGGTAATCACGTTCTTGGGTGGGATGGCCCGAATAACCGGTGGGACGCTCAAATTGGAATAACGCCTAACAATCTAAACAGTTATGTAGATAGTCACCTCAACCAAAGCAGTGCGTCTACGAACGAAGTTCTTAGCTGGAATGGCTCAGACTATGACTGGGTTGCACAGTCAGGCGGCGGCGGTGGTGCCTCTGTCACGACCGCAGATACAGCACCAAGCTCCCCGTCTGATGGAGACCTGTGGTACGACACAACTACCTTGCGGCTTTACGTTTACTACAACGACGGCACTTCGTCGCAGTGGGTTAAGGCTAACCCCTCTGGAAGCGGCTCGGGAGCAAGTGTTGCTGTTCAGGAAGCTGCGCCCAGCAATCCGAGTTCCGGTGATCTTTGGTGGGATACAGCCGATTTGATCATGGCTGTTTATTACAGCGACGGTGATAGCAGTCAATGGGTGCAGATAGGATAGAGGCGGACTAATGGCAGTTAACTTTCCAAGCAACCCCACGAACGGGCAGACAATTACTGCCAGCGGGATCACCTATGCATACGATTCTACGCAAGGCGTTTGGTCTGACAGCCCACAGGGTCTGACTCAGGCAATCGATGCTCTGACGGATGTTGATACGTCTACATCTGCGCCGACTAACGGCCAGACTTTGCAGTGGAATAGCACAGACAGCGAGTGGCAACCGGCTGACTCATCTGCTGGTGTAACGGTATACGCAACGATTGACGATCTGCCCTTGAGTGGGGTGGTAGAGGGATCGATGGCGCTAGTCGATTCTACGGACAAGCTCTATATCTTCAGCGATGCTGGCTGGTATTCGATAAGCATAGTGAATACTACGCCCTCTATCAGCGGCGTTAGCGCTACCTACAGTCTCTCTACAAATGGCACCGCTACCACCGTCACGGTTATTGCTACTGACCCAGAGGGCCTTCCGCTTACTTACAGTATTGTCAGTGACACGTCGGGGAATATCGCGACGGTTGCTCAAGGAACCGGATCGAACACTAACCAGTGGACGATTACACCATCTACTAATACGGCTAACGGAGGCACGTTTAGCCTCACGTTTAGGGCGAGTGACGGGGTAAACATTGCAACGGCAGTGAGTAGCTTTACGTTGTTATTTACAATTGAAAACAGCAACTACAACACAGCATTGATTACCTCTGTTGGTGCTAACAACGCAGTTAACAACTCGTTCGACGACGCATCAACAAACAATCACACCATCACTGCAAACGGCAACGTAACTCAGAATACGTTTAGTCCGTATCGACATGGCGGGTATTCGACTTATTTTGATGGTAGTGGTGATTCTTTAAGTATCGCAGACAACGCTGCTTTTAACTTCGGTTCTGGTGATTCTACTATAGAAATGTGGGTATACCCTTTAGGCTCAGGGACTTTCAACCTTATAACTAGAGGAACATCAAACTTTTCTGGTTTTATCCTTTCAAGTACAGGTTTATTAGATTCTACGACCGGCTCTTCGTGGAATGTAAACATAACTTTTTCTACAGCAATTACAGCTAATAGTTGGCAACACGTAGCTGTAGTGCGAAACGGATCCACCATCACTGTATATAGAAACGGGACGTCTATCGGAACGTCATCAATAAGTGGGTCTGTTGTATCTGCAGCACAGAGTTTAACGATAGGCCAGAGGGCTGGTCAGTCAGATTTTTCAGGCTATATGACCGACTTGAGAATAGTAAAAGGCACTGCTGTCTACACGTCTACATTTACTCCACCAACTGAACGCCTCACCGCAGTAACAAACACCAGCCTACTAACGTGCCATCTTCCCTACATAGCAGACGGTTCAACTAACGCTCACTCTATTACTGTAAATGGCGATACCAAAACAGAGCCATTTAGCCCCTACGACCACAATGGCTATTCGTCAGGTAGTAACGGCGGGTCGATTTACTTTGATGGCTCTGGCTCTTCCGCAGGAGTTGCAAACGATGCGTCGTTGCAAATGGGGACTGGTGATTTTACTTTTGAATGGTGGTGGAACCCCGATCACTACCAAACAATGCGCCCTCTTTGCGCTCTAGGAACAGGCGCGGGGTCTTGGTCAATCGTGATGCTTTCAAACGGCACATTTGACTTCGTGTTTGGTACTAGCGCCGTTTTCACTTCGTCTATTAGTTACGCAATTAATAAGTGGACTCACATCGCTATTGTTCGAGAAAGTGGAACTGTTACTTGTTACGTTGATGGTGTCTCACAACGCACAGCGTCTAACAGTTACAATCAAAACGCGACGACGGGGATAGGCATAGGATATGACAGCGCAGCCGCCTCTCAGGTGTTTAAGGGTAGTCTTGCGGATGTGCGTATTGTAAAAGGCACCGCTGTCTACACTTCTGCGTTTACTCCCCCGACAGCGCCGCTGACAGCTATTACCAACACGTCTCTTCTTCTCAACGGAACCGATGCTGCCATCATCGATAAGTCACAGTCCGTCAAAACGATCACGTTAAACGGTGACGTTAAGTCGTCTACCACGCAATCTAAGTTTCTTGCTTCTTCAATGTATTTTGACGGGACGGGTGATTATATAACAATGACACCTTCGGATCTTTTCGCATTCAGAACAGGAGATTTTACTATAGAAGGTTGGGCATATATTACTGCTACTGGTGATAAAGGTTTATTTCAACAAGGAATAAGTAATTTTCCAGCAACAAATACTAACTCTGTGGCGCTCCAATTTACTAATGCTGGTCCTGCTAATTCTGAGTGGGCAATATATGCTGGGGATGCTTATCACGAATCTACAGTAAATTACGCTTTAAATCAGTGGTATCACTTTGCTGTCGTAAGAGCCTCGTCGGTTACAAAACTTTATATTAACGGTACTGAAGCTTTATCTGTTTCAGACAGCGTAGACTATACTGGAACTTATTTTGGAGTAGGAAGTATTTACGGTGCAGCAAATGCACAATGTTTTACAGGTTATATGTCTGATTTCCGCGTAACAAAAGGCCTAGCCCGCTACACCTCAAATTTCACTGTTCCATCAGCCGCTCTAGAGGGTTAACAGATGGCCGCGTATAACTTTCCCAACTCACCTTCTGACGGCGATACGGTAACCTCGAACGGGATTACCTACACCTACAGCAGCAGCAAAACGCGCTGGGATGCTGCAGCCGCATCAGGATCAAGCACCACGGTATACGCAACGATTGACCTGCTGCCTTTGTCTGGTGCATCAACCGGCGATCAGGCGTATGTCTCAGGCAACAACCGCCTATACATCTGGAACGGCACCGGCTGGTACAACATTGCGTTGATTAATACGACGCCTAGTATCAGCGGCGTTAGTTCTTCTTATGGTCTGGCGGTTGATGGCACTGCTACGACGGTGACGATTACTGCAACTGATCCTGAAGGGATTCCGATTACTTACAGCATTGCGTCGGATACGTCTGGAAATATAGCGACCGTATCACAAGGTACAGGCTCTAACACCAACGTCTTTACCATCACGCCAACAACCAACACGGCCAATGGAGGCACGTTTAGCCTGACGTTCAGAGCGAGTGATGGGGTGAACATTGCAACGGCAGTGAGTGAATTTACGCTGGTATTTGGAATACCAAATAGTCAATTTACTACTGCGCTAGTAACGTCAGTAGGGGCGAATAACGCAGTTAACAACTCGTTCGACGACGCATCAACAAACAATCACACCATCACTGCAAACGGGAACGTAACGCAAAACACGTTTAGTCCGCATCGACATGGTGGGTACTCGACTTATTTTGATGGGTCTGGCGATTATCTAAGCGTCCCATATGACGCCGGTTTTAATATGGGAGCCACTACTGATTTTACTATGGAGGCTTGGGTATACCAAATTAATCAAACTGGAAATCATACTATATTTTCCCAGTATAATGGATCGGGTACTTCACACAGTGCGGCAAACGGACATAGATGGATATTTTGGATTGATGATGGTGCAGTTCAACTTTATCAATACCCCGATATGACTACGCAATTACTTGATAGTGGGACTTTAAACTTAAATACTTGGAATCATGTAGCTGTAACTAGAGAGGGATCCGTTTTTAGATTATTTGTAAATGGTACTCAAGTTGATACTTTTACGTCCTCCACAATAGAAATTGGGTTTTTAAATGATCCGCTCACAGTAGGTTCTTATAATGCTACTGGATATTTTAATGGTAGAATATCAGATGTTCGCGTCGTAAAAGGCACCGCTGTCTACACCTCTGCCTTTACACCCCCAACAGAACGCCTCACAGCAATAACAAACACCAGCTTATTAGCTTGCCATCTCCCGTATATAGCTGACGGCTCTACTAACAACCATTCGATAACTGTAAACGGCAACACGAAAACTGAGCCATTTAGTCCCTACGGCCATAGCGGTTATACATCAGGCAGTAACAGCGGGTCGATGTATTTTGATGGGAGCGGGGATTATCTGTCTATCGCGGACGCTACGTCGGTGCGTTTGGGTTCTGGGGAGTTCACGGTCGAGTTTTGGATTTATATGACCTCATTGGCTCGCGTTGTTTTTGTCGATAAATACGACGGCACTAGCGCAGGTTGGCAGATTCAGTATCGGGACTACAACAACGTAAACCACATCGCGTTCAGCACTAACGCAGGACATTACGCGACAACGCCGTCTGATGAAATAGAACTTAACACTTGGTATCACGTAGCGGCGGTAAGGGACTCGTCAGATACTTTAAAAATCTATATCAATGGTGTTGAAAAAGGCAGTTCGTCAAATTACACACAAGACTTAACAAGCACGACGGGATTAAATATTGGGGTTCAAACTTACAACGTAGCGGCAGGATATATGAATGGTCACATTTCTGATGCTCGCATTGTAAAAGGCACCGCCGTCTACACGTCCGCTTTTACTCCGCCAACCGCCCCCCTGACGGCTATCACTAACACCTCTCTGCTAATCAACGGAACAGACGCCGGAATAATAGACAAGTCTCAATCCGTCAAAACGATAACTCTAGACGGTAATGTTAAGTCGTCTACCGCTCAGACAAAGTATTTGTCGTCGTCAATGTATTTTGATGGGACAGGTGATTATGTTCGGATTGATGGGAATGAAACGCTATCAAGTTACGCAGGTGACTTTACTATAGAGATGTGGGTTTATCCGACCGGAGCCGGTCCTGTCAGTGGCGCTTATTTGTATCACCAAGCAGCAAGTGCGACATCTTATTCGCCAATACTAATCGTGCAAAGTGCTGGAAGCTATAACTTTACTGCATATGCAAGTAGCACGTTAAGTGGTTGGGATCTCGCGTCGGCTGTTTCTATTGGATCAGGCACTCAAAACTCGTGGCATCATATTGCAGTTGTACGAGAAGGCACAAATTTAAAGACGTTTCTAAACGGCACTTTGGGTACGACAACCTCGGTGGGCACTACATCGTTGGGCTCGGCGACAACCACATATACTCGTTTAGGTGGCGGCAATTACGCAAATACAGATTTTACTGGATATATGTCAGATGTCCGCATCACCAAAGGTTTAGCCCGCTACACATCCAACTTCACACCACCATCAGCCGCGTTGCAGGGGTAACCTATGGCGTGGCAAGCACTCATATCACCTATCACCAGCTTGGTTGGCGGCTATCTCAATAACAAGCATGAGCAGTCTCAGGCCAAGCATCAGGCCAAGCTGCAGGTTATACAGAATGACGCTGACTGGGAATCTAAAATGGCCGACGCATCTGCGTCTAGCTGGAAGGATGAGTTTTGGACAATTGTTCTTGCAGTGCCGCTCTTTTCTCTTGGTTGGAGCATTGTTGCTGACGACCCCTCTATTGTTGATCGGGTTCACGCTAGTTTTTCTGCTTTGGATCAGCTTCCAGATTGGTATCAGTATCTTCTCTTTCTCGCGGTTAGTGCCTCTTTCGGAATAAGGGGCGCTGACAAGTTAATGAAGATGAGGAAGCCATGACGCCTGAAACGCTAGATAGATGGCGCATCATTCCTCGGCTTCTGATGTTGGCAATGCTTGTCATGACGTATCGCGTTGTTGAGTGGTTTATGGACTTAGCCAACCCATCGCTGGAGCAAGCTGGCTTGGTGTCGGTCATGACTGGGGCGCTGACCGGAGCCTTCGGATTATTTTTGGGCGGCGGAAAAAAAGAGTAATGGCAGAGATCACAATACAAGATTGCCGTGGGATGTCTGAGAAGATAGACCCAAAGAAGTTGCCTGAAGGAATGGCGCAGGAGGCATATAACATCGAGTTTGGCCACGGCCACATCAAGCCGTTCAAGCAGCCTGCGTCGGCAGCCATCACCCCAAACCTCAACGCCATTACCGGCACCACTGAGCGCATATACTTAACTCAGGGCGGCAAGTGGCTAGCCTTTGATGACTTTGTCTCGGTCATGGATAGTCCTGTACCTAATGACTCTTTCGGGCGCGTATACACAACTGGCGAGTTTGCTTCAGGAACCGCTCTTGCTCCTAGAGTCCGAGACAGCCAGTCTGATTCAAACCTATCTACCCCTTATCAGCTAGGAGTGCCAAGGCCTTCCAACGCGCCCTCGGTGTCTCTTAACCCCTCGACGTCTGCCAACGTAAACTCAGAGACGCCGGTCTCCAGAGCCTACGCCATAACCTACGTCACTAACTTTGGCGAGGAAGGCCCGCCCTCTACGGTAGTTGCGGCGAACATCATCGATGTCTACACGGATCAAACTGTCAGCATTGAAATAGGAAACGCACCTTCCGGCAGAAACATCCAGACTATCAGGGTGTACAGGACTGACGAAGATGGCGTTTTTCGCGTACTAACTAATATTACTTCCGCTGGAAACACGGGAAGCCCCTTTACCGACTCCGTGTCAGATTCTGGGCTGGGAGAAGAAGTGCCAAGCACTGACTGGGACGAGCCGCCCGCCGACCTGAAAGGAATTATGCACGCTGGAAACGGCATCATTGCCGGTTTTTCTGGAAAGACTCTGTACTTCACCGAGCGCTATTTGCCCCACGCTTGGGTAGAAAAGTACGAGCTGACCACGAACTACAACATCGTCGCTTTGGCAAACCTCCCTGACGGCATTTTAGTTTTGACGGAGGGCAGGCCGTCTATCGCCACCGGCAACGACCCGTCTGGCATGACGCTTGCCGAGCTAGATTTCCCTCAAAGTTGCATCTCCGCGAGGGGTGTTGTTGAGATGGGTGATTCCGTTATCTATCCGTCCCCTGACGGGATGATAGAGCTTAGCGCCTCCGGCGGCAGAAACCTTACTGAGATGGTGTTTAGTCGAGACCAGTGGTCTGAGTACGCTTTTACTGCGCAGGACGAGCTACAAGGCTTTTTCTGGGAAGGCCAGTACATTGGCTTTAGGAAAACAAGTGTGACCCTAAATGGATATGCGCGTTCGGTTGGTTTTGTTATAGATCCCAGAGGTCAGTCTTCCAGCTTTTCATGGCTGGAGGGGGCATACGATGACGGCACAACAGATGGAAGAGAGTGGGGAAGAATCGCGGCTGGATTCAGTGACCTAAAAAGCGACACTCTTTACCTAGTCTCCAACACAAACACGACAGACGTCTACAAATGGGCAGAAGGCACGGATTTAATGGAAGCCAAGCTAGTGTCTTCGGTTTTCTATTCTCCTCGGCCAGTTAACTTTGCCGCTGTGAGAGTTAACTCCGAAGGATCTGGGGGCACGGCTGGCGCTATCACCTTATATGGAATGGGGCGTACTGGCTGGGCATCTATCCGCGCCACCAACTTTGACACTGCAAACAATGCTCTGGGGATGGGGCATGAATCTGATTCTGAGCAGATTGATCGTATGCCGTCTGGCAGTAAGCACAACGAAATGTATATCGAGGTCAGAATAGATAGGGCGTCCTCATCTACTAGGAGCGGCGTCTCGATGGTCAAGTATGTGGAGTCTATGGCTGAGCTATGAAGCTAAAGTCGCTAATTCGCAAGTCACTGGCTAAAGTCCCTCCCGAGCTTGCGGGGCAGCAGAGGCGTTTTGCCGAGTCCGTTTCAGAAAATTTAGACGTACTTTCAGGGCGGCGCGGTAATCTCATCGACAGAGCGGTCACCTTCAGAGACCTACTAGATACCGGCGTACTCCGCAGGGCATCGGGACTTGTTACTGACAGCGGCACTATAGACTTGGTGCCTGCGGGCGACCCAAACGATCCAGACAATGGGATAGTGGATGCTCCGACGCAGCCCACGGGCCTTACCGCTACCGGCGGGTTCGGCAGGATCCACTTGTCGTGGAATCTTCCACGATACAGGGGGCACTCAAGAATACAGGTCTTCCGCCACACGTCAGATAATCTTTCTGCAGCGCAGGCTGCTGGGGTGTATTACGAGTATTTTGGGGATGCTCACTTTTTTTATGACATTGGACTGCCGAGTAATACGACCTACTACTACTGGGTAAGGTCGGTAAATAAACTAGGCGCAATCTCGGCCTTTAACAGCTCAACAGGAACGTCGGCGACCACTGCGATTGACTACTTGTATGTGTCGGGCCTGATTGACGATATTCTGGACGACGACGTCAACAGTCTTGGGCTGAATACTGCGATTACAAATGCTGGTGGTGACGTTACTCAGATACAGCAAGACATATCCGATATACAGGACGACATCGATGATCTTAATTCTATAAATGCGTGGAATTCATCGACGGCTTATTCTGCGGATACTCTTGTCACTCACAGCGGCAAGATTTGGAAGGCCTCTCAGGCGTCTACCAACCAAACCCCAGCGGCTGGAAGCTCGTACTGGACAGAGATAGGCAATTACTCGAATCTGGTGGACTTCGTATCAGCCACGCAAGACCAGAACGTATCTACGCTTTCTTCATTAAATACCAATTACTACACGATTAGTGGCACGAATGGAGCGATCTCTGCTGCAACAACCAATCTTGCTAGCACGACTTATGTGCAGAATGAGCTGGGTGATTACACAAACACCGCCAACCTCAATCTCAACTACTACACTAAGACTGGGGCGGATAGCGCGATCTCCGCTGCAACAACCAATCTTGCTAGCACGACTTATGTGCAGAATGAGCTTGGCGACTACACCACTACCGCCAATCTCAACCTTAACTACTACACCAAGACTGGAGCGGATACCGCGATCTCGTCTTCAATCGGGACGTACACCACTACGGTTGGAAGCGAGACTTTAACTCTTCAGCAGCACCACTCATCTATCAACGGCATAGAGGGAAAATACTCTATCAAGATAGATGACAACGGCAGTGTCGCTGGCTTTGGTCTGATATCAACGGCGAACGACGGGGTGCCTTCGTCAGGCACTGGCTCGGCATTCATTGTCGCGGCAGACAGGTTCGCCATTACGTCTGACGCCGACTCAACTGCAACTGAGAACTCAAACGTCGGGGACAACTACCCGTTCAAAGTATTTACCACTCCGCACAACGTGACGGATGCCGACGGTAATCAGTCATATAACGACGACGGCACAGCTAAGACAATTCCAGCGGGCGTCTACATTAAAAATGCCTTTATTCATGACGCACAAATAACTGGGGCGATGATCGAGGAAGCGACCATTACGGACGCCAACATTGGCAGCTTAGACGCAGGAAAGATTACCTCCGGCCAGATTCAGATAGACAACCAAAACAACTTTGCCATCTTTCAAGGCAAGACCCAAGTCGTCGGCCAAGATGCAGATGGCAATGACATCATTGAAGGGGATTACAGCTCAAATTCGTCTGGCTTTTTCCTTGGTAACGTCAATGGCTATGCTGCGTTCAACCTTGGAGACGCCACCAAGTACATAAAATTCAACGGCAATACAGGGGTGTTCGAGGCAACTGGTGCCGTCATTAAAGACCTTAGCGTTACGACCGCGAAGATAGACGACGATGCCATTACCGTCCCAGATTCAGAAGATTTTGCGGCTCCCGCTACGGAAATCAAAATAGGCGCCAATTCTAGTGCGTGGACAGAGTGCGTCAGAATGAATGTTGATTGGGGCGAGGGGTGGCAGGACATCAACTCAGTTTTGGTCTTTGGCAGGCAAAGATTTGGCGGAGTGCTGGGTTCTCAGCACCAAGCCGGAATGCAGGAAATTATTTTCATGAGGCTTAACAGGATAAACTCTTCGGGGGGCGCGACATCTCCAAGAGGTCAGGTCTGGCAGGCCATAGACAGACCGGGGCGTGCAGTTCAGTATCAAACATTCGCAGAGTTTCTATCGCCGATTGCGCGTTATGAAAACTACATTATCGAGGCTTACGCAACATATAGCGGAACTGCCAGTCAGGGTTACTGGAATCGACAGCAGGCTGGAATGGTTGTGCAGGCGAGCAAGAAATGAGATTCACGGCTGTATTTTATGAGCCAGATGGTCGGATTACTTCTGTCAAAAGTAATGCCACTACGAATGTCGTGGGCGACAGAAGTTATTTGCAGGTCGATTTTCACGGCGACCCCGAAGACTTTTACGTTTCTGGTGGCGAGGTCAGACCGAAAGGCGATAAGCCCTCTGACGCTTACCACTTCGATTATGCGTCTTCGTCATGGGTTTTGAGCCTCGATGAAGCGAAGAGTCAGGCATGGGATCGCATCAAGTCTTGTAGAAACCAAGAAGAGTTCAGCACATTTGAGTGGAACTCACACACGTTCCAGTGCGACGAGCGCAGCCAGTCTAGAATTATGAGTGCGGTACAGAGAGCACAGTTAGATTCGACGCTAACAATGGTATGGACTTTGTCCGATAACTCCACGGTTAGCCTGAATGCCACTGAGCTAAAGCAGGTGGGGCAGGCATTATCGGCCCATGTAGACGCCTGTCACGTCAAGGCAAGAGGCCTTCGAGGCCAAATAGATGCGGCAGAAACCGAGGCAGAACTTGACCTTATAACGTGGTAGTTACATTGAGTTTTATGCGTATCACGCTATGATGAAGTAAGCAGTACCCCGCCCGTGGGGCAGATCGGGAAATACCTACATATATCAACGGATTGCGTGCGACCTCTGGTCGCGGGCTTTGCCGTGCGTGGAGAAAAAAATGGCCATGGAGCCAGCAGATATAAGGGACGTCTGGACGACTGTTAGAGAGGGGCTGGAAATAGTTAAAAAGACTACCAACCCGCCTTGGATTCCAGAGGATATCTACTCTTGTTGCGTCTCTCAGCAGGCCTTTCTCTACATGGATCCAGAGAGGACTCGGGACGGCTTTGCAATAGTTCAAAGCCAGTTTTGTCCTTTTGAGCGGATCAGCAAGTTTTTGCTTTGGGTTGTTTACGACCCAGAGTTTGGCACCGCCGACCACTACGTTGATGAGTGGGAGGACATAGCCATGAAGACGGGTCATGACGCAGTCGAATTCGTCACGCCCATTGAGGCAATAGGAAGGTTAACGAGCAAGCATGGATACCAGAAGGTCTCCAGCCTGTACAGAAAGGATTTGTAGGAGAAGCTTATGGGCGGCGGCGGCGGAGAAACACCAGACGAAACCCCACAATTCAGGGCGCTGGCAGAGCAGTCTGCTCAGTACTTTAATCGCTATGCAAACGTGTTTCGCCCACTTGAAGACATGTACATCCAGCAGGTATTTCAAGCTGATGACGCGAGTCAGTATGCAAAGGCTATGGATGCTGGCTCTAACGCCGCGCAGCGAGAATTTTCTCCACAGCTTCAGAAGCTAGCAGGAGGACTTCTAGCGAGGGGTGGCGTTGATCCCAGCTCTGGCGCTTTTAGTGCCGGTCTAGAAGACGGTTACTCCAAGCTTGGCACCGCTCGCGGCTTAATCTCCGCTGACGCGGGAATAAACAACACCGACAGATACCTTGGCGGCGTGCAGAACGTAATCAAAATGGGCCAAGGCGTTGCGTCTGAGGCCATGCAGGGGCAGATAGGCCTCACTAGGACTGCTGAAGACAAGGCCAGATCAAAGGCCATGACCGATTTCTCCGATTCCATGCAGGGTCAAAACGCACTTGGCACTGCCGCAGGAATGGCGGGAGGCCTTGCTTACAACTACTTCGGCCCTAACAAAGACGGAATTGGCTAATGGACTATGCAACGCTCATAGGAATGCTGGGTCCAGATGCTCGGCAGGAAGTATCCCAGTTTTACTTTGGGGAAGACGGCGTTCCGACCTACGGCGGTGCCGGCCCAGATCCCACTCCAGTAACGGGCACAGAGAACGAAGGAATTGATGCGATCTTCAGAGGCAGAGGCCCGTCTTACGACTTCACCAACAACTATCGCAATATCAATCCCAATGCGTACATGAATGATGACAAAGAGGGCGCTTCTCGCCTATTTGCCGACATTATCCGCGCCCAAACCCAAGACTACCTTACTCGCTTCGCCCCAATCGAAGACTACCTAGCCGGAACCATTACCCAAACCGGAACGACCTTTCTTGAGGGCGATATGGATCGCACTAGAGAGGCAATCATGGGTGGCGCACAAAGCGCGCGAGACCAGTACACGCGGCAGTTCGAGAGATATGGCGTGGCGGGAAGGCAGCTAGATAACACAAACGCTACGACTAGTGCTCTGGTTGGCGGGATGAATGACGCCAGAGATCGGGACGTTGATAGAAAGATTGCAATACTCGGCGGCGGACTTGGGTCTATAGGAATGAAGTCTCGCGCACAACAAGGAGCAGGCTGATGGGACTTATTGCTACTGGGGACAATCTTAGAAACAAGGCAATGCTTGGCCTTGAAGCCATGTCTCAAGAAGAGGCAGAGCGGGAAGCAGTTCGCCAGCAAATGCTGCGGGCGGAAAAGGCTCAGAGAGCACAACTAGCGGGGACCGGACTAGGGATTGGCGGGGGCTATGTTGTTAAC